GCCCTGCCATGGAGGGGTCGACCTCGACATAGTAGAGCGGAATCTTGATGTCCGATGGGATGTGGCTAAAACTGATCGGCACGTTCGCCTCCTTTGTTTATGGTTGCGTCGCCGCGTGGTGCCTCGCGCGCGGCTCGTGTTTCTTCTCCTCCTCGTCCTCGGCGAGCGTGATCGAGCCATCTTCGAGGCGGCGATGCGTGTAGGTGTCCATCGGCCATTCGGCAGCGCCGGCCGATCGGAACGCTCCGGCAGTCGGATGTCTCAGGATGCGGCGCATGTCCTGGTTTGCGGGCACGACGCGCACGCGTGGAAACTCTCTCGACTTCGCTATCGCATCAAGCCGCGCTTGCTTCGCCGCGTTGCGCGTTGAGCGACCTTCCGGTGTCGGCGCTCCTTGGATCATTGACGTTCTCCTTTATTTCGCAGGGGTGAACTCGTATTCGTTGATGACGCGCTGCACTTCGTTTGCCGGCGGCACGGTGCCGTCAGCGGCCAGCGGCACGGTCTCGACGTGTATGTCGAGAAGATCGTCTGAGATCGTCGGGAACCATTCCGTCCGGTACCGCAGCGTCGCTATGTATTCCAACTCGCCGATTGGCTGCTGATTGGACCCGATGCGATCCCAGACGTGTCGCCTCGTTCCACGCGGAACGCCCTCGATCCTGGTGTTGTCGGCCATCGCTGACTGAACCATGTTGGTCAGCCCGTCGTTGGTCCACAACCCGTTCATGATCGCCCAGAAGCCGGCATCGAGCGACAGCTCGGCCGCGACTGGATCGTTATTTTCGATGATCACCTGGCAGCCGATGCGCAGGTCGTGAATGAACCTGATATCTCCGGCGTTCCAATCGCCGTCTGCAGGCATGTCCTCGCCGATGATGTAGACGCCGAGATAGGGCAGCAGCGGCTCTTGGATCGGCATCTGCTTGCTGCGCCGCGCCTTGAAGCCGGCGAAGTAGGGCAGCTGCACAAGCACCGCAAACATGCTGTCGCGGATGACCTGCGAAAAGCTTTGAGTATCGGTGACCGTCATTCTGCGCAAGCCGTCCACGAATGTATTTGAGCCATCGCGAACATGCGGTTTTCATTTTTTTCCAAATCAAGCGCGCGCATGAACCACTGTTCGCCCTTGTGCCAATCGTTGACTTCGAAGTGAAATGAAAGCGGCAAGACGCGCCTGACGCGACGCTCTCCTTGGTAATTCGTGTAATCAATCGCGACTGCTTTTGCCGTCATGGTTTCGACGTTGCGGAATACGCGCGCAATATCAGGCTGGCCTCGCCGCCGCCGTTGCGGGTGACCGTCGTCACCTCAAACTCGCCTTCGGCGATCATGCCGCCGGGGCCGTCCTGCGGAATGTTGACGCGATCGAACTGCTGCGGCAGAGGCATGCCGGCGGTGGCGAAATCGGTTTCCAGGATATCGAGCGATGTTTCTTGATTGACATAGAGCGAGCCATCTTCAAGCGGCACGTCGATGCGGCCATCATGGAAGATGCCGCGGGTCGCGAAGCTCGGCACGGTCGGCGCTGAGGTGACCGGGAAAAACGTGACCGGCCGCGCGAACTGGATATAGTTCGGCGCATAGATCAGACTAGAATAGTTGACGCCCACGCGGAGACTCCCATGAAGGACGAATTTGACAAGATACGGAACATCATCGCTGTTGCTGCGGCCAGTGCGAGCGAAGACCAGATCGAGCGCGACCGCATCGTCGTGGCAGCGACGGCGGCCCTAAGTATCGCGGAGCAGATCGTTGCAGACGTGCATCGCATCGCCGACGCGCTGACGATGATCGCATCGCCGAGGCCTTAAACCTCGTAATGAATGTAATGCGAGAGGATGTTCATGATCGCCGCGCCGGCCGAGCCGGATGCGCTCCCGAACGCGGCCTGTAGCAGCTTCGATGGATCGTGAAATTGCACCCTTGCCTCGCGGTGCGAAAGCGTGCGAATGCCGGCGACGGTGCCCAGCGAGGCAAGCAACTTCATTTGAAGATTTAGCATCGCGACAGCGGTTTTGAGCGGCGGGGGTGCATCGGCCGGCAGGTTGTAGCCGCCCCAATAGGTGACAGCGACCGGCTCGATCCAGGCAGCACCGAATATTTCGATCTTGCCGGAGTCTTCTTCAAGCTCATAGGCGCTCGGGTCGAGGACGGTCCCTAACGGCGACTCGACTTTCTCCAGGTCGGCAGTCTTGATCGGCCAATGCGACGGGAAGATGCGGTTGCCGCCGTTAAGCTCGCGCCATTCCTCGCGAACCTCCTCGCGCGCGAAGATGCGATTGCATAGCCGCATCACGGTCGCGGAGTTGATGTCCACAAACATGGTCATCTGGGCGTCCTCACTGGTGTCCGCGAGCGAGATCCCGGCGAGCGTCTTGGCTTCGTCGAGCGACATCAAATCGAACTCGGTCGCGGGCGTCAGAACCTTGATGATGCGGTCAGCCATTATGTCGTCTCGTCCTGGAATTGCTTGAACAGCGCCCGCAGTTCGATCGCCGGGCCTTTGCTGCCGTCCGATATCAGCGGTGTAGCCGTATAGGCCGCTTGATCTATCTTCCACCCCGCGATCTTCGCAGCTGCCTTGCCGGGCTCGCCGGCAGCGCCGGGAGCGCCTGATGGTCCGCGCTCGCCCCTCTCCCCGCAAGCGCCAGCGGTGCCGCGCTTTCCTTGCCGCACGAGCAGCTGCCAACCATCGCCGGGGCACGCGCCAGGATCATCGCGGAGCGCAATGAACGAAGCGCCTTCTAATGCGACGATATCGAGCGCCGCATAAGTTGCCGCGATGTCGAATGTGCCGCGCGGGGTCGGCACCCGTCCGTCGCGCCCAGGCTGCCCTGCCGCCGCAAGGCAAACCCAGTCGTCGGTATTATCGGGCGCCCGACCGGTGTCATTGCCGGCCTGGAACGTGGCGCCCTCGAAGGTAACGACCTCGCTTGCGTAATGGACCGCGCCGGGTTTGTAGACTTTGACGATCGGAAGCAAGCCGGGCTCGCCGCGCGGGCCGGCGTCGCCGGTTTCGCCCTTCTCGCCTCGCGGCCCGGGCGCCCCTTGCGGGCCAGCCTCGCCGGCAAAACCGGGGGGCCCGTCGGCGCCTGCGGGGCCGTCTAGTCCCTTTTCTCCCTGCGGTCCGGCCGGGCCGATTTCGCCGGCCTCGCCACGTGCGCCAGGCGGCCCAGGATCTCCGATAGCGCCGGGGGCACCATCACGGCCAGCTGGGCCGGCAGGGCCTTCCACGCCTTGCGGCCCGGGCGCCCCGGGCGATCCGGCGATCGATTCGCCTTTCTCGCCCTGAGGCCCTTGCGCACCGGATTCGCCTTTCTCGCCCCTCTCTCCAGCTGGGCCGGGCGGGCCGGCCGCGCCTTCGTCGCCAGGCACGCCGCGCGGTCCAGGATCGCCGATAGCGCCGGGGAAGCCGGCTGCGCCGTCACGGCCAGGTGGACCCGATGGCCCTTCTACGCCTTGCGGGCCGGGCGCACCTGTTTCGCCTTGCGGACCTGCTTCGCCTTTCTCGCCCCTTTCCCCGACTGGGCCAGCGGGGCCGGCAGCGCCGGGAAGCCCGTCGGCACCATTGCGCAATTGCGCCAGGCGCGCCTCGACCGCGGTTTTGAACTCGTCGCGCAGCTCGGCGATCTGGGCGCGCAGCTCGGCAATCGTCGCGCGCGCTTGCGCCTCGATCAGCTCGCGCTCGCGCTCCCATTGGCGCCGCTGATCGTCGAGGACTTCGGCAAGCGCTTCGCGCCACGCGTCAATTAAAATGCCGCCGCGCTCGCGAGGTGGAGGCAAGGAGGTTTCGGACTTCCCGTTTGACGGCATCGGAATAATCCTTTGGCTCCGGCGGCGTCTCGTCCGGCGTTTCGTCGGTTTCGGCCGGCGCGGCCGGCGGCGAGCTTGGCGGTGTATTCGGCACTGGCGTGGTCGGGATGTTGGCCGCTGCCGACAGGGGCACAACCTGGGCCTGCACGCGCGGCTCGTCTCCGAATTTTGCCCGCGCCAGGCCTTCCTTCGCCCTCGCTTCGTTGGGCGAGTAGATGCCACCCTGGACGCCGCGGGCGAGAGCTTCGAGGCGGTCCTTCATCGCCGATCGCAACAGCGCGTCGGTATCGAATTCGACATATTCATCGGGCTGCCCTTCGAGGCCGAAGGTGAGGCCGAAGGCTTCCTCGATATGATTGAGCGCAAAGCCCAGCCCGGTAGCGATCCAGAACTGCATCAGCGCTTCGGTCGACGCGAACGTATTGCCGCCAAGGCCGAGAATTTGCAGCGGCACCCGGAACGCCAGCGCGATGTTCTGCTCGGAAATTTTGAATATCTCGGCGATCTCGGTGTCCTTGCCGCTCGACTGCCAGGGCTGGACTTTGAGGCCCGCGGTGAGGATCGGCGTGCCGCCTTGCGACAGCCCCTTTGCCTGCTCGTTCCATCTATCACGCAACGCCTGGACTTGGTCTTTGTCCAAGACAAGATCTGTCTGCAGCACCGCGCTTGGCCGCGCCTCGTTCATATAGAAAGCGAATTGCTGCTGGCTGATGGCGCCGCTTACGCCCATGTCTATCAGCGCGGCCAGCAACGGCGTTTGCCCCCACAGCGGAAACGGATAAGCCCGGGTGCGATCGGCGTGCAGCCTGATATGCAGGACATCGCGCGCCGGAACCACCAGCGGCTCGTTGTTCAGCCTGCGCTCGATGACCTGGTTGCCATAGAGGCGATAGAAGATTTCGCCGTTGTATGCCAATTGCGGGCGCGACAGCACCGAATCCATCAAGTGCAATTCGTCGATCTCGAAGCGGGCGTTGCGCAGCGCCAGCGCATACGCGTTGCCCTCTGAATAGAGCTGACGCGTCGCATTGAGCATGAAGTCGGACGGCGATTGATAATCGTTCGGCTTGCGCAGAATCCGCGACAGCGCCGACGTGGTAACGCGATCGCGCCCACCCTTGTCGTTGAGCCGCCAATGATCGCCGGGGCACATGGCGACGGTTTGCGAATAGGCCCCTACGCAAGCCTCGACGATTGCAGAACGCGACGCGAACGGGATGACGTCCTGGCCGAGCTGCCAGAAATTGGTGCTGGCTCCGTCCGGAAGCCAGCCGCCGCTGTAGGGCAGCATGTATGGACCCGGACGGAAGCCACCTTCGACCGCGCGAAGCACAGCCCGCAACGCGCGGGATATGACAGCGCGCGGCGTCATTTTTACTCAGAGCGATTTGGCCGAGCAGGCGGCACGTGTCGGCCGGCCGGCGCCGCATGGCGCGTTTGATAGGGCGCGCCAGCGCCAGCCTCGCCTTGGCGCGCGTGAAGGTCCGGGCCGCTGCCGTCGTCTTCGTGCGTATGGAAGTGCTGGCCGCACGCCGCAAGGTCGTTCTCCTCCTGCGTCGGCGTCGGTTTGCCTTTCATGCGCTCGGCGAATTCCCGCCGCGACTGCTCGGTCAGCACGCGCTCGTCGGCGAGCCGCTTGACCGCCGCCTCGTTGGTTGGTTCGTCAGTCATTGATTTACTCCTCGATTAGTTAGTTGGCGTCACGACCACGTTACGCTTTGCGTCCAGGCGACCGTGCCAGCGCGCCTTTGAAGCCAGTTCAAAGGCATGACCATTCTTAGGGCCAGCGAATCCGTTTGGAACAGCGAGCGCTGCGGCGCAGCGATAACTGCGGGCGAACCGCCGCTGACAAGGTCCAGCGGAGTCGTGTCCTCCATATGTAGAGTCGCAACGTCACTGATTTCTAGCCGTGGAGCCTCGCCGCCGACCACGACGAAGTCCGCGGCGTCGTCGAGGATCATGGTTTTTACCGGCACGGTTGCGGAATCGATGATCGGGATTCCGTTGAGCGTGCCGCGTTGAATGATCTCGTCGCGGAACGGGAAAATCCCGGTATTGATCGCCTGCGACAGCGACGCGCCCAAGACATCGCTTGGATTCATCAGCCACGCCGGAGAACGGATGTTGCCGAATGTCGATGCCGTCAAGGATGCGATCAGCGCCTTGATATCGCCGATCAGCGCAGCGAGACCACCGCCCGCCGTCGCGGTCGTCGCCACAACACCGTTGAGCAAGCCGGCCGGCCGGATCACGGTCGCCGGATTAGCGTCGATCAGGACGGTGTCGATCGCCACCGAGGTATCGATCTGCACCGCCTCGCGCAGCAAGCCCTCGATTGCCGGAATCGAGTGATCCGCCATTTCGCGTGTCCAGGTGGTGATCACGGCCATTTTCTTAGGCACAAGGGTCTGCGAGGTGAACGCGCCTTGCCGCACCGGGATAGCCTGGCCCTCGCCCACGAACGAGCCGGCAACGGTCGGCGTCCGCGATCGCGTCGGAATGATGATGCGCCCCGCGTTCCCGAAATTCAGCGCCAAACCTTTGCCGGCGAGCCGCGGCAAGATCGCATTGGCGACGAGCAATTGCATGAAGTCGGTATAAATCTGCTGAACCAATTCCGCGGCCCAACCTGTGACGGTGGTCATCGCAGGGGCAGAGGCCGCGCGCAGCAGCAACTCGCATGCGATCCGCGTTGGTTCATCCTCACCATAGACTTCCTGACGGCACTCTCTAGCGAGGCGATTTGATGTCTTGGCGCGATAGCCGACGACCGCGGCGCGTACGAGATAATCGAGCGCGCTAAGCTCTTTCTTGTTCTTAGCGATATACGGCGCCGCGGGGCGCTGCTCGGTTCCGCCCGTCGCGCCGGGAACGATCAAGGCGCGGCCGGTGCCGTTGTCGGCGCTGTTGCCGAGCAGTTTTTCCGAATCGACCAGCGCTGCACGTTGCCTGTCGAGTTGCTGAATATCGGCATTGAACTGCCGCGTAGTTTCAAGATCGGCATCGCTGACGTTGGA